TATGTGTATTTTGTGGGGTAATCAGAAAATGGGACTATTTGAAAAGATTTTCGGAAAGAAGCCTCAACCACCGCAACGGAACCTCTCTACGTTTCAGCTCCTCAACACCTACACGAGCACGTTTACGCCGTTCTCGGGTAATGCGTGGGCGGACGATAAGGTAAGAGCGGCGGTAGATTCTTTCGCGAGACGTGCGGCGGTAGTACAGCCGAAGCACGTAAGAAAAAACGACGGTAGATCCGTCGAAATAAACGATTCTCTCAACCGAGTTTTACAGGTCAGACCGAACCCGTATAACACCGCCTACGCCTTTTATTATCGTATGGCGGCAAATTACAAGGTATACCGCCTCGCTTGCGCTTTCCCGATATGGGACGAAACGACCGGAGAGCTCAAAGAGATATACAACATCAACGCGCCGGCGCTTGAGCTCAAAGAATACGGCGGAGAGCTTTTCGTTCTCTTCCGCTTCGCGAACGGCAAGCAGTACGCGCTACCGTGGACGGATATTGTCGTCGTAGGCTCGCATTTCCTCGATCACGATATTTTCGGATCGAACAATAAGCCTATTTTACCGGTTCTCGCGACCTCGAATACCTTCAATCAGAGTATGGGAAAATCCGCCGAGCTCGTTTCGGTAATCCGAGGCGTTCTCGAGGTACAGGGAGGCGTTAAAAACGAGGATCTCGCGAAACGCCGCGAGGAGTTTATACGAGATAACCTCTCGCTCGAGAACAACGGCTCCGGCGTCGTTGTTACGGATAGCCGATACAAGTATACTCCTATGACGGACAAAGCGACACCGATTCCGGATAAACAGCTCGAGTATGTAACGGAAGCGATCAACTCGTATTTCGGTACAAACCCGAAAATTATCGGAAACACAGCGAGCCCGGAGGAAGAAAACGACTTTTATATCGGTGAGCTTCAACCCTTTTTCGTTCAGCTCTCGCAAGCGCTCACAAATGCGCTCTTTACGAGAAAACAAAGAGGCTTCGGAAACGAGATCGTAGCGGATATAAATACGCTCGACTACGCAAAGCTCCCGGATCGCTTGAACGCGGTAAAATACCTTGCCGATATTGGCGCTCTTACACTCGATCAAGCTCTTACTACGATCGGGTTCCCGCCGATCGGAGGCGAGGAAGGACGCCGAAGGATCCAAACGCTCAACGTAGTAAACGCGGCGAAAGCCGACGAATACCAACTCGGCGCCGGTTCCGATACGGATCCTCCGCCGCAAAATCCCGCCGAGGACGGCGAACCCAAAACACCCGGAGAGGGAGAAGGAGAGGAATAAATATGCCTTTTAAGCCTAAAGAAAGAGAGTACCGAGCTTTCGGTACATACAACCTCGGGGAAAGCACCGAGGACGAAAACAAGCTTATTATTCGCGGAACCCCCGTCGTATTCGATACGCCTACTTGCTTATACGAGTATGATGGTATAAAGTTCTTCGAGAAAATCGCCCGCGGCGCGTTCGATAGCGCAGATATGAGCGATTTTATTTTCAATCTAAACCACGAGCTGACGCCCTATGCCCGTAACAAAAACGGCTCGCTCAATTACAGCGTAGGAGATACGTTCGATATTGAGGCGATCCTCGACGGAACGGACGAAAGGCACCGACAGCTTTACGGTGATATTAAGGCGGGAAGAATTGACAAAATGAGCTTTTCTTTCACGATCGCCGAATCGAGCTACGACGAAGAGACGAGAACGCGAACCATTATTCGCATTAAGAAGCTCTACGACGTCTCGGCGGTAACGTTCCCCGCCTACGAGCAGACCTCTATTTCCGCGAGGAGTTTCTTCGAGGCGGAGCGCCAAAAAGAAACCGAGTTCTTGGAGAGAGAACGCCGCAGAAAAGAGCTCCTCCTCAAAACTTTACTCTAAAACCAAAAAACAAAGAAAGGACAAACCACAATGAACGAAATTATTCAGAGAATGAACGAAATCCGCGCTCGCAAAGCCGAGATCCGCGGACAGCTTGAGCAGAGATCCGCGGACGTCGATCTCGGCGCTCTTGAAACCGAGCTTACAGCTCTCAACACCGAATACGAGACACTCGAGCAGAGAAAGAGACTCCTCGAGGGTATCGCCGGCGGCACCGTTCCCGCGGGAACCGTAGAGAACCCTCACGCAAGAGGCGCAGAGGAGCCCGTCTTTACTCGCGATACCGTCCTCGGAACCCCCGAATACCGCTCCGCTTGGGCTAAAACCCTTATGAGACGCGCCCTCACTCCTACCGAGCAGAGAGCCCTCGACGTAGCCCTCACCACCACCGCGACCGAATACACCGCGCCCTCCGCAGACGCCGACGGCGTGAACAACGGCGGTCTCTTCATTCCTACGGGTATCAATCTCGCGCTTATGGAAGAGATCTCCCTCGTTTCTCCTCTGTTCAGAGACGCGGCGAGAACCGCTATCCCCGGGCTCCTCAAGTTCCCCTACAAGAAGAGCGCTTCCGGAGCAAAGAGCAAGAAGGAAACCGAGGCAAACGGCGACGGCTCCGTAGAGTGGGCGGATCTCGTTCTCGGCACCTCCGAGATCTCCGAGACGATCCGCGTCTCTTGGAGACTCGAGGCTATGGCGGTAGATAGCTTTATCGACTATATTCAGAACGAGCTCGTAGAAGCTGTTCGCGATATGGCGGTACAGGAGTTTATCTACGGCGACGGTAACGAGAAAATGAAGGGCGTAACGCTCGGCGCTATCTCCCACGGCTACAACGGTACCGCGCTCGAAGCGATCGGCGCCGCTCTCGGTAAGCTCGGCAAAAAGCAGAAGGTAGGCGCGAAGATCTACGTTTCTACCTCTATCGTGGAGGAAATTTCCTTCTCGAAGGACGATAACGGCGCGTACATCTTTACGCCTATCAACGGCGCCGGCGTGAGCTCGATCGCTACCTACAAGGTAGAGGTAGATCCTTACCTCAATGACGGCGATTTTGTGATCGGCAACGTTCACAAGTACGCTCGTATGAACGTCGTAGAGAACGTTTCTCTCACGAGAGACGTTTCCGGCAAGAAGCGCGCGAACGACTACACCGCATACGGCATTTTCGGCGCCGCAACACAGCCCGAGACGCTCGTTTACGGCAAGAAAACCGCGTAATCGGAGGGCTGAATAATGGCGGACACATATAAAAAGACCGAGGTTTCCGAGGATCTCTTGTATGCCGCCCGCCTCGCCGTTCGAGCAAACCGAACAAGCGCCTTTGACGGGGAGATAAAGGATCTCATTCTCGCGGCTCGAGCAGAGCTTACCGAGATAGGGATCCTCCCCGCCAAAGCATACGACGACACCGATCCGCTTACGAGGCGAGCCTGTATTCTCTACGTAAAAGCAGAGTTCGGACTCGACAACCCCGACGCGGAGAGATACCGCGAAGCTTTCGACTCACTCAAAAAGCACTTGAGCCTATCGAGCGAATATATCGGGAGGTGATCGTATGTATTGGCGAGACGTCGGCTACCTCTGCCGAGAGGAAGAAACCCTCGACAAATTCAACCGCCCGCAAAAGGCGGGATTTTCAAAGCGCGAGGTATTTTGCAACCAAACGGGCGTAAAGCGCTCGGAATTTTATCAAGCGCAAACGGCGGGAAGAAAGCCCGAGCTTTGCGTCGAGATTATGGCTTGCGAATACGAGAACGAGAATTACTTCGAGTACGACGGGGTAATGTATAAAGTTCTCCGCTCTTATCCGGTGAAAGGAGAGAAAATCGAGCTCGTTTGCGAAGGGTTGGCGGCGGGTAATGGCTAAAAAAGCTACCTCTTCCGTTACCTTCGTAGACACCTCCACGGAGGCGAAAAAGACTATGCAAGGGCTCTCTAAAACAGCCTTACGCGAGAGCGGAAAGGTCGTTAGAAAGCTTCTACGGTCGAAGATCGCCTCCTCCGGGCTCGTACATTCTAACCGGTTCAAAAACCATATAGGAACGTGGGCGTTCATAGACAGGCAAACGGGGCAACCTCAATTACAAGTAGGATTCTACTCGAGAGCGAAGGTTCTCAAAAAGGGTAAAAAAGCCTCCCGAGCTTCCCCTCATTGGATCGAGTTCGGTACGAAAGCCCACAATATCCCCGGAGAAGCCAAACAAGGGCATTTTATGCGCTACGAGGATAACATCTACGGCTTTAACGTTCAGCACCCGGGACAGAAAGCAACGCACCTCTTACGCGATACGGTTCAAAATAATATCGCGGAAATTCGCAAGGCTCAAGAGGAATACCTCGCTTTGCTCAATAAGACGCTCGAAGAGGCGGGCGCGAAAATCTACGAAGGAGAGGAGGACGAAAGCGATTAACGCCAACAAGAAAAACACGTCCGCGTTTATCGAGCAACTCGTAGCGGATATAAACACAATGAAGCCCGGCTTTGTATGTTATTACGACCGAGCTCCGAAAAGCGCAAAATTTCCGTATTGTGTAGTAGGCAGTATCACGGCGTCAGAGCTTGCCGCCGGGGATCTCTCTATGTTCGATACGGATATATGGACGGACGACAAGCTCCCCACGGCTACCGAGGATCTCGAGAGCCTTTGCGACGAGCTCCGAAATTTCCTTCATAACCGCACAATTTCCCGAGAGGGAGTATTCGCCGGGCATATCGGATTTGAAAGCCGAGAGGTTCCCGACGAGCGCGAGAGGGATCTCTCTCGCCGCCGCTTGACTTTTGCGGCACGTTTATTCTACTACTAAAGGAGGAGGCAATATGCCAACCGTAACCAACCTTACAAAGAAACAGGTCGAAAATATTCAGATCGACGAGGGACTCGTTTTCGTCGATTATGGAGAAGAGACCGAACGTAAGCTCGCGCCTACCCGCGGCGGCGGCGAGTTTAGCGCTACCGCGTCGATCCGCAATATCGAATTTGACGGCAGATCCGGCGCTACCGCGGGAACGCAGGTAATCGAAGAACAGGAAGCGATCCTCAAGGTCGTTTCTCTCTGTATGTCGCAAGAGGAGCTCCTCTTCGCTATGCCCTTCGCAAGAAAACAGGGCGAAGGCGACGAAATGGTAATCAAAAATCCGAAATGCGGCATTATCCCCGAGAGCGCGTACTGTAAGAATATTACAATGTTCG